ATCTACGGTGTTCCAGTCTACGTTTCGTCCAATGCTGGCACAGCTAAGTCTGCTGCTGATGGTACTGGTACTAGCTTGGGTCGTGTGTGCTTGATGGCTCACAAGGACTCTATGGTTCTGGTTGAGCAAGTTGGTGTCCGTTCACAGACTCAGTACAAACAAGAGTACCTCGGTACATTGTTCACAGCTGATACTTTGTACGGTTGCGCTGAGCTGCGTAACTACGGTGGCGTTGCCCTCGTGGTTCCTGTCTAAGTAGACTAACTAGGTTCCCATGCTCATAAGGTGTGGGAGCCTTTTTAATGTGCTAAAGGTAGCATATCAGAAAGGTTAATTAGTATGAAATTCAAATGTATTCAATCAGGTAACACAGTAGAGTTCTTTCAGGAGCATGAGATCGCTGAGATGCGTAAACATACTGGCTACACTGAGGTAGTTGAAGTAGTTGAAGCACCTAAAGCAACTAAGAAAACAGTAGTAAAGCAAGATGAAACCAGTATCGACGGGTAATGTTCTTACTGCTGCAACGCAGACTACTCTGTTTACAGTACCTACTGGTTATTATGCTAGGTGGCCTCTTTGTTACGTTGTAAACCACTCAGGTAATAATAAGTTTATTGATGTTGTGTGGTATGACGCAAGCGCAGCAACTGAGATTTTCGTATTAGATAACTATGTGTTAAGTACTACTCAGTTTATCAAATTTAACGATGGTGCTTATATTGTTCTTGAAGAGGGCGATCAAGTTCGAGCAACTTCTGAGACTGGCTCCACAATGAATATTATCAACACGTTTGAGTTATACAGAAAAGGCGAATAAATCATGGCAGCTCCTCAAGCACTGACACCTGAGCAGATACAGCAGATTATCGCTGCAGGTCGTGGTAATACTGTTAACATTGGTGGTACTTTGTATGGTGCTAACTATGCTGACCAAGGCTCAGGTGAGTCTTTTCAAGAAGGCCCACTACAAAGTATTATCGGTTCTACAGGCCAAGGAGCAGGTACTCCTTTCTATCAATATGACCCTTCAGGTGCTTTTGTAAGTCAAGGCGTTGAGAAAAAAGGAGCCTCATTCTTTGGTGGCTTAGCAGATGCTTTTAAAGATCCCGTAGTATTAGCAGCTTTAGGAGCCGCTGGTTATGCAGGTTTACTTGGTGGCGGTGGAGCTGGTATAGGTAATGGGGCTTTCTTAGGTGAAGGAGTACCAAGTGGAATAGGTGCTTGGGATGCAGCTTTTACAGGTGCTGGAGGTGCTTTTAACCCTGCTTTTGCATTAGGTGCAGATGGTTTAGTTGGAACTGCTTTACCAACAACTACAGCCGCAGGAACAACTGCAGCAACAGCAGCCTCTAGTTTAACACCTACACAGATAGCTAATTTAGCTAGAGCGGGTATTAACGTAGCTGGACTCTTAGGAGCTACTAACGCTATCTCTAACATGGGTGGTGGTAATACATCAACAACAGCAACTCCAGTAACTTACTCAGGTGGTGGTGCTGGTGGTTACTCTCCAGAGTACTTCAGTCAACTACAAAGTAACTACAATAGCTTGATGCCCGGAGTACCTCGTGACGTTGCAAGCCCATTGCAGAACTGGTACTCAACTGAATTTAATCCCGGTGCTTCTATTACAGGTAGCTTGTTTGGTGATATGGTTGGTGGTACTTCAGTTGGCATGGCTCCAGCAAGACCAGCTCCGCTTACACCTTTACCTAGACCACCTGTTGTGCTTCCTCCTACAACCGGTACAGGAACCGGTACAGGAACCGGTACAGGAACCGGTACAGGAACCGGTACAGGAACCGGTACAGGAACCGGTACAGGAACCGGTACAGGAACCGGTACAGGAACTGTAGTTAACCCCGGATCAGCTGGTTATCAGTATGCTACAAATCAATTAGGTTTAACACCTGCACAATATTTAAATAATATCAATCAGTGGATTATTGATAATCCTAGTGCCTCTAGAGCACAGATTGATGCTGTAATGTCTCAAGCTGGTGTTAGTCAGACTGACCTACAAGAAGCTTTGCGTACTACTACATTCTCAGATGCTACTAAATATGCTTTGACACACGGTGGTAGTTTACAAGAACTTGGTAACACTATTGTAGAGTATATTAATAGTAACCCTACAGCCACTAATGCACAAATTCAAGAACAACAAACTCAGTATGGTATTTCAGATCAAGATGTTGCAAATGCCTTAACTAGTTTAAACTCATCAGCTGGTAAGGAGTACGCTGTAGTTCAAGACATTGGTTTAAACCAATACTATCAGAACATTGCAGATGCAGCTCAATCAGGTATTTCAGCTTCTGAAGCAGCAGCTCAAATGCAACAATACGGTGTAAGCCCTGCAGATGTTGCACAAGCTTATAGCTTATTTGCCCCTTCTGGTGGTTTAACATTAAATGATGTCTTAGCTGCTTACAACAAATAATCTTAGGAACTTACATGGCAACAATCATCACAAAGAATAGCAGTACAGCATCTGCTACTCCTGCAGCAGGTGACTTAACTAAAGGTGAGTTAGCTGTTAACGTAACAGACAAGAAACTGTACACCAAAGACAATAGTGCAACTGTTGTTAGGATTGTAGGTTCCTTAGGTAATCAAGAAGCTTCAGCAGCTGCCATTACAGGTGGTACTGTTGCTGGAGTAGCTCAAACTGGCGGTACAATTAACAATACTCCCATTGGTGGCACTACAGCTGCAGCAGTTACAGGAACTACAATTACAGCCAATACTGGCTTTGTAGGTGCTTTAACTGGAGCTGTGACTGGTAACACTACAGGTACACATACAGGTGATGTCACTGGTAATGTCACAGGTAACTTAACTGGTAACGTAACAGCCTCCACAGGTACTTCATCGTTCAATGATGTCACCATTAACGGTGGCTTGAACATGAATGCTGGTACTTCAGCTACCATTACTAACCTCACATCTCCAACTAACTCAGGTGATGCAGCTACTAAAGGTTATGTTGATACTGCTATCAGTAACCTTGTTGATGGTGCTCCAGCAGCTTTAGATACATTGAATGAACTTGCAGCAGCTTTAAATGATGATGCTTCATTCTCCACTACTGTAACTAACTCTATTGCAGCTAAGCTTCCACTAGCCGGAGGCACAATGAGTGGTGCTATTGCAATGGGTACGTCTAAGATTACTGGCTTAGGTACTCCAACTGCAAACACAGATGCAGCCACTAAGGGCTATGTAGATAGTTCAGCTGCTGGTGGTCTACCTTTGTCTGGTGGAACAATGACAGGTAACATTGTCATGGGAGCTAACAAGGTTACATCTACAGCTACGCCAACAACTGACGATGACCTTACTCGTAAGGCTTATGTTGACAGTATCCTTGGTAGTGCAACATCAGCAGCTACCTCAGCCTCAGCAGCAGCAACTTCAGAGACTAATGCTGGTAACTCAGCCTCTGCAGCTTCATCATCTGCCTCTGCAGCCAGTGCTTCAGCATCCTCAGCTGCAGCGTCCTATGATAGCTTTGATGACAGGTATCTTGGCCCTAAGTCTTCAGCTCCAACAGTGGACAATGATGGTAACACATTGTTAACAGGTGCTATCTACTGGAACTCAACATCATCTAATCTATGGGTGTGGACTGGTTCAGTATGGTCACAAGCTACTCTAACAGCTGGCTCCTTTGCTACATTAGCAGGTTCTGAGACTCTTACCAACAAAACCATTACCTTTGCTGACAATACGCTAACCAATGTTGCAAGCCTTAACACAGCACAAACATTCACGGCTACTAAGACATTCTCAGGTTCATCATCTGCTACTGCCATTGTTTTAAACGATGCAGCAGAGGTAGCTACAGTATCTGCAACTGCGGCTACAGGCACAATTAACTACGACATTACAACTCAGTCTGTTCTGTACTACACAAGCAACGCAAGTGCTAACTGGACAGTTAACTTCAGAGGCTCTAGCGGTACTTCGCTAGATACCTTAATGAGTACAGGTCAATCAATGACTGTGGCTTTCTTGGTTACTCAAGGTGCTACTGCCTACTACAACTCTGCTGTGCAAGTTGATGGCACTACATCAGGTGTTACGACACGTTGGTTGGGTGGTGCGCCTACTGCTGGTAATGCTAGTGGCATCGATAGTTACAGATTTCTTTTACTGAAAACTGGAAGTGCCACGTTCACTATCCTTGCCTCAGTAACACAATTTAAGGCTTAATCCTATGCCATTACAAGCAACTTCTGGTGCGGCTAGTTACGATGCCTTTGGTGGTGGTGTTCCTGTTGTGCCTAACTACATTGAGGATGTGTTTAATGTGTGGTTGCATACAGGGAGTAGTTCATCTAATCAAACTATTACCAATGGAATTGATTTGGCTGGTAAAGGTGGATTGGTATGGCAAAAAGGAAGGAATACAGCGTTTAATCATGCGGTTTTTGATTCTGGAAGAAGTCTAGGTTTAGGAACTGCTTCCATGTTAAATACCAACACGACAAATGCGGAAGCTACTGGCAATTCAATGCGTTTTGATAGCACTGGCTTTACTATGGGGGTAAGCGATGATGCTGCTCAATGGGCCTCATGGACAATCCGCAAGCAACCAAAGTTCTTTGATGTTGTGACTTGGACTTCAACGAATAATGCAAACGCTAGGATTTCACATAATCTTGGGTCTGTTCCGGGTTGCTACATAATTAAAAGAACTGATAGTGCTGGCACTTGGTTTGCCTACCATGCGTCACTTGGGCGCAGTGCTTATGTGAGATTAAACACTGTAGATGGGTCATCAACAAATACAAATTGCTGGGGAACAACTGACCCAACAACAACAGACTTTGGCGTTAACGAAACTTTCTTTACACCCGGCTCAGGCAATTACGTAGCCTACCTATTCGCCCATGACGCAGGAGGCTTTGGCCTAACTGGTACAGACAATGTGATTTCGTGTGGGTCGTTTACTACTGACGTTACAGGCGGTGCAACTGTTAATCTTGGGTACGAACCACAATGGATTTTGGTAAAACAAACTGATGCCTCAGCCGCTTGGTATTTGTTTGATGTAATGCGTAATTTTAATGTTACAACCAACGCAGTTCTTAACCCAAATACTTCAGATGCAGAAACTTCATTTGGTTGGGCAGTTAAACCAACAGCAACTGGTTTTGATGTAAACCCCGGTCGGATTACATCTGCGGCTGGACAAGTATTTATTTACATTACCATTCGTAGAGGCCCGATGAAAGTGCCTACAAGTGGGACTAGTGTTTATAACGGCATTGCAAGAACTGGTAATGGGACTGCAACAACAATATCTAATTCGGGATTTACTCCTGATATGGTGCTGTCTGCGCCTAGAACTGCGGGGTCTTCTTATGGACTTGCTTTTCTTTTTGATAGGCTGCGAGGCCCTCTTAAAATGCTTGAGACAAGAACAAGTCAAGCAGAACAATCTTCAGTTGGGACATTAACTGGTTTTGACACCATGAATGGCTACATAGTTGGTACTGATGCGGCCTCCTATGGGGCTATAAATACAAACTCAGTAACATACATAAATTGGAACTTCAGACGCGCCCCTAGCTTCTTTGATGAGGTTTGCTATACAGGGACGGGAACAGCAGGGCAAACTTTTAATCATAATTTAGGTGTTGTTCCTGAGATGATGATTGTGAAGGGTCGGAGCATTGCCGAGGAATGGAATGTTTATTACGGTGTCAATACAACGTATTTAAAGTTAAACAGTACAGACGTAGCCCAGACTGCTACAACAAGATGGAATGACACAAGCCCTACCAGTTCTGTTTTTTCGCTTGGTACATCTGGTTGGGTAAACCAATCAGGTTCCACATATGTAGCCTACCTTTTTGCCACTTGCGCAGGTGTTTCCAAAGTAGGCTCTGTAACACACGTTGAACCAACAACAGTGGTTTGTGGTTTTACGCCAAGGTTTGTCATGTTGAAAAGTACAGCGTCAACAGGTACAGATGATTGGTTTGTGTTTGATAGCGCAAGGGGAATCGTATCAGGCAATGACCCATACTTGAGGCTTAATAGTACAGGTGCTGAGAACACCCCATTTGGTGCTGCTGACCTTATTGACCCAACTGCCGATGGTTTTATTATGAATGGCTTTGGTGGTGGAAACTACATCTTTTTAGCAATTGCTTGAGGTAATTAAAATGCAAATACGAACACAAACAGGACAAGTCATGTACGAAGCAGAATTTCGTGCATACACAAAAGCCAATGGTGGCCCATCATGGGACATAACAACAACTGAAGTCTTGGAGGCTTTGGGTGCTGATGTAGTCTTTGAAGGCCCACAAGCTACTGGTGGTACTGTTTACCAATACTCTCAAGCTTCTGGTGTTGAGCAAGTAGATGGTAAGTGGTATACAAAGTATATCCTTGGCCCTGTGTTTACAGACACTACAGATGATACTGGCAATGTCACAACTGCTATTGAGAATGAGACTGCTTACAAGGCTCAGAAGGATGCTGAACAGGCTAAGAGTGTTCGTCAGTCCCGTGATGATAAACTAACAGAAACTGATTGGAGATTTCGTAGTGATATGACTCCATCACAAGAGTGGAAAGACTACTGCCAAGCATTGAGAGATGTTCCTTTGCAAGAAGGTTTCCCTTGGACTATTACGTGGCCTGTTGCACCATGAGCGAAGCGAAGACAATGATGAAAGAGGAAGTAACACACGAACACATCTATGAGCGTCTACTGGCTGTAGAGTCCAAAGTAGATAACATAGAGAAGAATACAGAACACGTAATCAAAGCCTTTAACGCTGCTTCAGGTGCTTTCTTAGTACTTGAATGGATCGCTAAAGCTGTGAAACCTATCATTATTATAGGTGCTTTCTTCGGGGCTATTTGGTTAGCTATTGACAATCGTTTTAATGGAGTTAAGTAATATGAATATGCCTACACGTGGTCAGAGAACAGCTAAGAACAAGATGAAGAAGGTTATGGGTGAGTACAAAGGTGGTACTCTCCACAGCGGTAAAGGTGGCCCTGTGGTGAAGTCTCGTGACCAAGCAGTTGCTATTGCTATGTCAGAAGCAGGTAAAGCTAAAAAGAAGTCTAAAAAGTATTGACATTAACACTAAAGTGTGTTATTATAGTATACAAGATATAAGGAATATTAATGGCTACGACTTATTTACAGTTGGTCAATAACGTATTGATACGGTTAAGAGAGACTGAAGTATCGTCAGTTGGAGATACTCCTTATAGTTCTTTGATTGGTGTATTCGTTAATGATGCTAAGAGAGAGATTGAGGATGCTCACGAGTGGAATGTCCTGACAACTACGATTGTACTTCCAACAGTGGCAGGTACTCGTAACTATACATTGACAGGTTCAGGTCAAAGATTCCGTACTCAAGATGTCTTAAATGATACTCAAGACATCCCAATGCAGCAAGTACCTACTAACTGGATGAATAGACAGTACTTCTTAGGAACTATACAAGGTGCAGCTCCTACGTACTATAACTACAGTGGTATTGATGGTGATGACACTCAGGTAGATGTATGGCCTAATCCTGATGGTGTCTATTCCTTGCGGTTTGAATTGGTTATTCCTCAGGCTGACCTAACAGCCAATGCTGATACTTTAAAGGTTCCAGCATATCTAGTACAGATGTTGGCCTACGCTAAAGCTGTTGGTGAACGTGGTGAAGATGGAGGTACATCCTTCAGTGAGATTTATCAGCAGTATCGCTTAGCCCTAGCAGATGCTGTAGCTATTGAGAAAAATCGTTATGATGATGAGACTACTTGGGTTGGTGTCTAATGGTAGCTAAACTCTTAACCACAACTATATCAGCTCCGGGCTTCCAAGGACTGAATACACAGGATAGCTCAGTCTCTCTTGAGGCTGGTTATGCTACTGTGGCTAATAATTGTGTGATTGATAAGTTTGGACGTATTGGTGCTCGTAAGGGATGGACTCTATCTCACGCTACTAACAGCGACTTAAGCACTGCTGACGTTAAAGCTCTTGGTGAGTTAATTGATAATGCTGGTAACTCATACATTATTGCTGCTGGTAACAATAAACTGTTTAAGCTTGTAGGTTCTACACTATCACTGTTAACCTACGGAGGTGGTGGCAGTGCTCCTACCATCACAGACAGCAACTGGCAGATGGCTCCGTTGAATGGTGTGTTATATCTGTATCAAGCTGGACATGATCCTTTAGTGTTTGACCCAGCAGTCAGTGCAACTACATTCAAGCGTATATCTGAGAAGACTGGCTATGTAGCTACAGTGTCCAGTAACAATACAGTTATCAGTGCCTATGGTCGTACATGGTCAGCTAACAATGCTACAGCTAAGAGTACCATTCAGTTCTCAGACTTACTTGCAGGTCATGTCTTAAGTACTGGTACAGCTGGTACACTGGATGTATCTCAGGTGTGGCCTAATGGTGCTGATGAGATTATATCCCTAGCAGCTCACAATAACTTCTTGATTGTCTTTGGTCGTAGACAGATTCTTATCTACTCCAATGCTACAGACCCTAACAATTTAACACTATCAGATGCTATTACAGGTATTGGCTGTGTAGCCAGAGACTCAGTAGTAGCCACTGGTGGTGACATTATCTTCTTGTCTGACTCAGGTGTACGTTCATTGATGCGTACCATCCAAGAGAAGTCAGCTCCAATGAGAGATATTAGTGCCAATGTACGTGATGACTTAGTGTTGGAGATCAGTGCTGAGACTGCATCTGACATTAAAGCTGTTTACTCAGATAAGGAAGCCTTCTATCTGTTGTCTCTACCAGCTCGTCAATTAGTGTACTGCTTTGACATGAGAGCACCTCTACCTAATGGAGCTAACAGGGTTACAACGTGGGATGGCTTAGTTCCAACAGCTTTTAAGTACACTCGTAATAAAGACTTGTTAGTTGGTGAGTCTGGATACATTGGTAAGTATGATGGCTACAAAGACAATGCTAATTCATACTTAATGAGATACTTTACTAACTACTTTGACTTCCAGTCACCTACTGTGATTAAGTTAATGAAGAAGGTAGGCATTACAGTTATTGGTGGTCAGGGTTATCCAGTCACTTTAAAGTTTGGCTTTGATTACAGTGACATTCTGAATACCAGACAGTTTGACTTAGCCAATGCTGCAGTAGCTGAATACAACATAGCTGAGTTTAACATTGGTGAGTATGGTGGTTCAGCTTTTGACAATAAGATTATTAACATTGGTGGTTCAGGTAAGGTTATTCAACTTGGCTTTGAAACCAATGTATTTAATAAAGCAATATCCATTCAGAAACTTGATGTCTATGTTAAGACAGGAAAGACACGATAATGAGTAACTATACAAAAGCAACTAACTTTGCAGTTAAGGATAGCCTGAATACAGGCAATGCTGGAAAGATTATTAAAGGTACTGAGATTAACACTGAGTTTGATAACATTGCTTCAGCAGTGAACTCTAAACCTGATGCTAATAACGGTGCATTGACAGGAACAACCACTGCAGTTAATCTTACTGTCTCTGGTACTTTAACAGCTACTATTCCTTT